TGTCGTAGTAAACGAGCTCGCCACGCTCATTGATTATGAGAACCCGAGAAGCGTTGTGCTTCTTCTTGTAATAAGAGATGTCTTTTTTACTGAGGCTCTTTAGGCCTGGCTTAAGCCGCCAGACCACATGGTTTAAATAGACAGTGTCGTTGTCTTTCGGGGCCACATGGTTACTCCCTGTGCGCTGATCAGAAGGGTGATTGTTCGCTCTTCAATCGGCCTGTGTCTTGATCATAGACAAGCGTATCCGCTGGGCCGGTCTGACCCGTAAAGCGGTTCTTAAGAACGAATAGGTGACGGACATTGCTGTGCGGATCCTCAGGGTCAACCTGAAGCGACAGACATATGTCACTAAGCTGGGCAATCGCATGACTGCCCCTTAGCTGCCCTAACCTAACCTTGGCACCATCTTCATGGCCTCGGTCACCCTCGGGGCGGCGCAAGTGCGACACCAGGATCAAGCCAATATCGATCTCTTGCACCAGTGTACGCAGCTTGGTCATTGCCATATCAATGAGCTTGCGCTCATCGCCGGTTGCTAACCCTGACACCAAGATCGAGATATGATCCAAGATGACATAATCAACATCCAGAGCCTTAGCCATGAAGCGTATGCGGTTACAGACGAGATCGACATCGGTCGAGCCGAAGTGATCGTACAAATAGACAGGCCGGTCGGAACTACCGAACAGCTCGTCAAATGCCCCCTCGACTTCCTCAGTCGAAGCGGCCTCTGGATCCACAGTCAGGTTTTTACTGAGGTGGATGCCAATAAGATTTCTTAGTGTGCGCTGGTTACTCTCTTCCAGCATGATGAGGCCAATGCGTTGACCCTTTGAATGCAAGTGCATTGCGACCTCACTACACAAGGTCGTCTTGCCAATCCCTGATCCAGCCGTGACTGTCACCAGCTCACCTCGGCGTATGCCTTTGGTAATCTCATTCAGTCGAGGGAATGGGTAAACAATGTCGCTTTGCACTTCCGGCTTGGTGACCAGCTCACGCAAATCACTTGCCGACACAATACCGTCGGGTCTGTATTCCCTGGCTTGCCATACAGCATTGATTATCGCGCCACCCTCGCCCTTTAAGAGGCATTCGTTAGCGTCTTTGAGCGGCAACCTAGCAATCTTGGCCTTGCCCACAGGGAGCATCTCTGCCACTTCTTGGGCTGCTTTCTGACCGGCTTCATCCATGTCAAACATCAGGATGACTTCCTCAAAACCGTTGAGGTAATCCCAATTGTCTTTGATTGACCGGCGAGCTCCTGCCGCGCCCTGGGGGAGCGACACTGTAGGCCACTTATGATCCTGTAGCTGACTGACTGTCATGCAGTCGATCTCGCCTTCAGTGATTACAATCTTCTTGCCTCGAGACCACAAATGCTGACCAAAGAAGGTCATGCGTTTAGCGTTACCGAGTACAGTAAAGTCTTTATCTTTCGTGCGTACCTTCTGAGCGACGATCGCGCCGGAAGTATCTCGATAGTTAGCTGCCCAGGCTTGCTGGCCTCGGTAGTCAACAGTGCGGTACCCAAACTTACGAGCGGTCTCTTGCGTCAAGCCGCGAGAGCGAACCCCAAGGTATTCGCCTTGCAGTAAATCGCTGGCTTCCTTTGGGCGAGGCTTCGGAGCCGAAGGACCTTCACCATTCATCTCATGAGGCTGAACTGTTTTCTCACAGCTATAGCAATGCGTATGTCCGTCACTATAAACCGTCATTGCATCGCTGCTCATGCAATCGTCTGCAGTGCAAGCTGTCTTGTACAAAGCGTAACTCGGCTCCTTGTCAAAGAAGTCGTCGCCAGTATCTGGAACCATGATTGTATTCATTGTGAGATGTCTCCTTGATCTCGGGTGAAAAGGTGGAGGTCACGGGGCGGCTTGGGGGAGGTAAAGCCACCCCGCTCTCCTTGAGCAGTGGGCCCTGTGGAAGCACACTGCTGCGGCCCAGTGGTCACATGTCTGGAGACTGACCGCCCGGGCTTAACCAATCGACTGGGATTAGTTTGTCTGCGTAAGTGAAGCCGTGCTTCTCACACCAGGCGGCGTAAGTAGTTGGGCTTCCCTTGTAGAGTTTTGATTTAGAGGAACTAAAGACAAATCGAATATCGATGTCAGGGCACTGCTCTTTGATCAGAAGATGTTTCTGTCGATCACCTACCGAGAAGATGCCCTTTGTCTCTACATAAAACGTGTGGTCTCCGATGCACACTTTAAAGTCTGGTGTGTAGCGAGCGTCACGAGCTGGATATGTGAAGTTGATTTTGTCAGTCTCATAAACGACCGGTAAACCATGTACTTCTATCTGCTGCGCGACCCTCTCTTCTAGTCCAGACCTGAACCTGTTAACGACAGGTTTAGTCGAGATAGCTAGCTTCACCGAAGCTGTCATCCGCTGCTGGTGTTGTTACACCGGCTGAAGCAAAGTTAGTGTCTTGGGCGACAAAGCCGCCTTCAACGCGATCAAAGCTAGATCCCTCCATGTTGTCCGACGAGGTCAAGGCCTCAACGATTTGGACAGCCATGATTTGACAGGTGATGCCATAATTAGTCGCGCTGACATTGTAAGGGTAAAGCTTCACACGAAGTGCTAGGCGGCTACCGCCAAACAGCTCTGGTAATGAAGCCTTGGGTATTGGCTGGCCCTGGCTGTCGAAGAACTTTGGCTCGTATTTAGTCGCAGTCTTCAAGTCGATTTCGCCAGTGTCTACGTCAGTCGTAAAGCCAAGCTTTGCTTCAGAGGCCTTGTCGCCAAACTCAGCCACTGCAGTATCTTGCAGAGCCTTGATGAGCGGCTTGGCTTCCTCAGGATCGATAAGAAGCTGGGTCTTGTATTTCTCTTGACCAAACTTAGTGTCTGGCTTGTTTAGCCAAACATACTTAGCTCTGCCAATGGGTGTCGTAAGAACTTGATAGGTGCTCTTGGTCATGCCTAGATATCTCCTTATTTACATCTAGTGGGGGGTGATGGTCGAAATTGACCAGTGAAAGACCGAGCTCGTCTAAGGCGACAAGCAGGTCAAGAGGGAGCGGCTCACCTCTATTGAGATGAAGCCGTGCGCGGTTAAGCACTCGCTCGCGTGGATGCATAGCGGTAGCCTTATTATTGTTTAAGGTTTGGGGTGACTATTATGAGGATACGGTTCGAGAAGATTATCTCTATAGGGTGGACATAATGTAAAACTAAGAGAAACAGTACTTACTTTGTAAAACTAAACTGACATCTAAATTGCCTCTTTGCGGTAACTCAGGTGCTGTTGCTGTCTCACTTAAATTGGACATGACCTGCTTCAGTAGGTTTTGATACAAGTCGTTACCCAGATACATTTCTACAAAGGCTTCACGAATAGCCTCATACATACCCTGGAGCTGAGCCGGTGTTGTGGCGAAGCTGTCGTGTATAAGCATGAAGTCTTTAATACGTTTCTCCGAGAAGCACTTAGTGACAGTTTTAATCAGATGCGCTGAGTCCAGACTGTGGATCACATTTGGGCTGATCGCTGCCTTGCTTTTACGCTTATCGACAGTGCCTCTTTTGTTGTTTCTCAATGTGATCTGAGTACGGCGTTGCACCGAGGCCTCGCGATCATGCAGGTAGACCTTAATCTTCTTTATCTCGCGTTTTGGGTAATACTGACCAGCAGGGAAGCCGACCGGTGTGAACCAAGTCATGTGACGACCGTCTTGTGCTGCAATGTCTGCGAGCTGCTGAAAGAACTGCATTCCTTCGGCGGCACTACTGATAACTGTCGTCACGGCATTCCAATTGTGCCTCGCTAGGAACGAAGCGGCTTTGGTGCCTCTGTCCTCTCCAAAGGGGTGCTCACTCAATTCGCCTTTCAAAAGCTTATCGCTCAGTGGGTTCATTAGGTCTTCAATGAGCTGCTCTTGGAACCCGAACTGCTTGCTTGAGTATCCGTAGGTCATCACGTTGCGCTTTACCACGCTGCGATCAACACCGAACTCTAACCATTGGTTAGCCTCTTCGCTCTCGCCTTCATCGTGAATGTTCTTAAGAACCTGATCTGCAACACGCTGGTAAATGTCCATCGGGTGTGGCCCTGGAACCAAGTTAACTAGCTCCGCATCTGCCTCGTTTAGGCCTAGCGCAGAGAAATGCTGGACACCGGAGTTGGTGCCATCTAGCGCAGTCGGTAGACCGCATATGTAGCCTGGACCAATCTCAATGTAGCGGGAGTACTCCAGCACCGCAGCAAGGAATTGAAACGGCTTGTCTGCGCCTGACCACAAATCGATGTTAGCTTTCCAGTCGCTAGCAATTGTCATCAAGGTATCGTGATTGTCGTCAACCCACTGCACCCTGTCGTCGAAGCTGCTTTTGCTGATCTTTTCAAAGTCCCCTACGTTTGCCAGGTGTATCTTCAGCCAGTAAGCACCCTTATGAGTAATGGGGCGATCATTGGCTAAAAGGAATAACGATTTAATGTGATCGTCACGGTGAGGGCTGAAGTTGGGTATGGGATAGACACGACCACGAAAGTCAAAGTTACTTGGAAGATAAAACTCGTCGTAAGTAGACATCTCTTTTGCGGTACGCATATCCTGTGCCATGACAGCTCTGTGTCCGTCTATTTCACGGTTCTTTGCTATGATATCTCGTGCAGAGATGCGCCAGCCTTTTCTTTCGGTGTCTTCTAGGCTTTCCCAATCGTCAGGCCGGTCTGGCCTCTCAAGCTTGGTCTGGGTAGGGAATTTGCCAACCTTAATACCGTTGACCCAGAAGTGCTCGACAGCCTCCAGCAAATCCTTATTGATTTTGTAAGGGGTCTCTTGGATGTAATTTACAGCCTTTAAGAACTCCGGTGGGTTTAGGATATCGCAACTTTCAGCGCAGGTTTCACGCTGCCAGGGGCTGGCAAAGCGTATTAGATCGACTTGAGCTGCTAATGCATCATCATGATAACAGCCAGTATTAAAGGTCTTCCAAGGACGCGGAGGTACAACCATTGGACTAAAGACGGGCTGCGTCCAGCTTTCGTCATAAGCAAGCTCAGCAAGCAGATCTGAAGCCTCTTCCAGCAGACCAATCTTCCTGACAGTGCGCTGCTTCACGACCATGTCCCACACCTCAAAGATGTCGGACGCAGCTAAGACTGCATTCAGTAAGGGCTGACCCACTTTAGCTCGCTCAACGTCAGTCCAAGGCTCCTGTTGGAAACCTGCTGATCGGGCGATCGACATAGCAGACTTAAGACGATAACGCTCACTGCTGTGGTCGCGTTTAACTTTTGTCTCAATACGCTTTGCAAGCTTCCGGTCATGCTCGCGAAGGTGCTTGGCCCAGATCTCCATTTCAACTCGGCGACCAATCTTCACGACTGTCCAGGTGTAGCTGCTTTCCGACCCGACAGCGTCCATGCAAGTGCTGAGGCCCAGCCAGGCAAGCAGATCTACATCATCTACTGCTTGAAGGTTTTCTAGCCACTCCATTCGGCGACCCTTCCTGCCCTCGACACTTTCCTCTGCAAGCATCTGCGCTAGGAAATCCGAGACTTTAGGTAAGGCCTGACCAATCATGTTGTGGTTGTTTGTCTTCAGTGACCACTGGGTCATCTTTTCGTTACGGTTTAGGTAGCGGGTGTGACCGGCAACGAATGCTAAATCTTCAAGCTGCTTCTCGTCGTGTACAGAGCCCTGTCTCTTTGTACCGCTCATACCAATGCCTCCTTGTCCTTTTTGCGTTCTTGTACTTTGTCAGATAACGACAACATCTTTAGCGCATAGTTACGTCCGACCAACGAACCAGCAGGTGTAATCACCACACCGTCCTCAAGCTTCTCAACAAAGCCTCGCTCAACCAGCTCATCTACGCGGCGGTGGATTGTCCTGTAGCTTCCCATTTTGTTTTGCTTGGCTAATTCATAGATGCTGACAGGACCGCCCCCGATCGCATAGATGTAAGACGTTAAGACCGCGCCTAGAGGGTCTTTAGTCAGCTCGTTGTCGTTGCTGCTAACGTCTTTAGTTTCGCCCATAGCGATGGCTGTGTATCGCAACCAGAGAAACATTGTGTGTCTCAGGTCGTCTTCATTGTAGTTTAAGGTCATAAACCCCCTTCTGGTCCATCCTTTGGGTTGAAAAGATGAAAACCTTTCATGCTAAAGTGTCGTTTGTAAACATGGGCAATTTGGCAGTCCCCAGTAAACTGGTAGATAATTAGTCGAGCAGCTCGTCAGCAATCTTAGCTAAAGCAGACTGCTTCCCTTTGACGTACCTAAGTGTCGTCTGGATATCCCTATGACCGACAAACTTCGACATCATGTA